CGCCCGTCCTGTTCGGCCTCCTCGATCATCCGGAGCGCAATGCGGTCTTTGATGCTGCCCGCGCTGTCCTTGACCTTTTCGGTGAGAGTCTGGATGCTGGTGGTCACAGTGCCCAACGCATTCTGTGCGGTGGTCGTAGCCGTGCTGGAGATGGACGAAATGACCGTTTCGACGGTGGAGCCGGTCTTTGTAACTTTAGTGGTATCTTCTCCGGACGGTGTGTCCGTTCCGTTGCTTCCGGTATCAAGCCCTGTTTCATTCAGGCCGTATTGCCGGGCAATCCTGTCTCCGTATCGCTTCCAATAAGCAGCATCTTTCGGGCTGCCTTGCTGGTATCTGGTTTCGGACGTTTTGCCGTTGGCAGCGGCCCACGCCTCAAATGTGTTTTCTTCATAGCCGTTTTTACCTAGAGCATGGTTCAGCTTGTACGACAGCCGATCAAGCGGGCCGGACATTGCTGAAACTCCGTTAAGGATGCCTTGACCGATAGACGAAACAATATCTTTGCCGATCTGCACCCAATCCGTCGTAAAAATCTTTGTGACAATCGCCGCAGTGATGTTCCCGATAGCTTCAATTACATTGCCGGTCAAACTTAAAAAGCCCTCAACCAGTTTCCCCAGCAAATCCGCACCAGCTGTAAAAATTTTATCCGCATTGTTCCAAAGCTCCACAGCAAGCGAAGAAACTGTCTGTACAGCAGCATTCGCAACTATGGGGGCCGTGCTCAGGATCCCGTTTGCCAAACTGGTCAGCAGCTGTCCGCCCGTATCCACGATCTGGCCTGTGTTGTCCTGCAGATACAGGGCAAAATTCTGCACAGCACCTGCTGCCTGTGTGGCAAGAGAGGGAATACCGTCGGAAATTCCGGTTGCGATGTCGTCCACAATATGACCACCCGCCTGCATCAGACCGTTTGCACCGGACGTCTCAAAGGCCTCCTGCAGCCGTTGCACCCACCCAGAAGCAGCTGTTACGAGTTTTCCTTCCGTCTCCGTCAGGCCTTCTGTAAGCGTTCCAAGCAGCTGCGACCAATTGTCTTTCAGGGTTTCAATGCGGCCGCTCATTGTCTGGCTCTGGGTTTCCATTGCGTTATAATAACGCCCGCCCTCTTCGGATGCCTTTTGCAGGGCCGCCGTCAGCAGATCATAACTGATGGTCATGTTCTGCACTTCGGCGGTGCTTTTTCCCGTGTAGTCGGCCAGAAT